TCTGGCAATGCTCGGGTGTCTGGCAATGCTTGGGTGTATGGCGATGCTCAGGTGTCTGGCAATGCTCGGGTGTCTGGCAATGCTTGGGTGTATGGCGATGCTCAGGTGTCTGGCAATGCTCGGGTGTATGGCAATGCTCAGGTGTTTGGCGATGCTCAGGTGTTTGGCGATGCTTGGGTGTATGGCAATGCTTGGGTGTATGGCAATGCTTGGGTGTCTGGCGATGCTTGGGACAAGTCACCACTGTTCATAATTGGTTCAAAACATTCTTTGACTAACTGCAAAAAAGGATTTATTCGAATTGGTTGCCATTGTAAGAAAATTGATTGGTGGTTGGAAAACTTTGAAGACATTGGCAAGAAAGAAAACTACACACCAGATGAAATAAAAGAATATGGTGCTTATATTAGATTGTTTAAAGAGGTGGGCAAATGAAATATACCAAATTTGAAAAATTTCTTCTTGTTTATATGTTGTTTGCTGTTATCATTCTTCTCATTAAAAACCTGTGGGGTGTATAATGATAGATGACAATATAGTAGACAAGATAAAAAACCTTAATGAAAAAGCAAAGTCAGCCGAAGCAATAGGCGAGATGAAAGAAGCTGAAACATTTGCTGCTGCGGTGAGGAATCTTCTTCTCAAATACGAACTTGACACTTGTTAGATCGGCGGAAAAAATAGCATACGATTCTTATGTAAATTATTTTCACAAATGTAAATCAGAGGGAGATGTTACTAAACCGCGAACAAGTATGTCTACAGCACTTGTCAGAATATCTGACATGAGAAGCAAGGTTGATGATTTTATGCGAGATAATATAAGTGTGGGAAAAGCGAGTTATTCTTCTGTCAGAACATCTGGAAACGTTGCTGGAAAAAGAAATGGAGCTGAACTTGGAAGAAAAATAAACATAAGACAGAAAGGAGTAATAGAAAACAAACGATGAAAACAATAGAAGTAGATTCGATTCGGGAGTATGACATTGCTGGTTCTAAAAACGGGAAAGCACCAATGTGTATTTATTGTTTTGACCTTGCAACACACATAGTGAAAGGTATTATCTACATAGACAAAATGGATATTCCATACATGGAACCAGTTTGTCAAAAGCATGTCGAAGTTTTGAAAGGAAACAAGATTCCAAAAAACGAAAAGATCCAAACACTCATCGATACAAAAGTCGATAGTGAAACTAACACACAACAAAATAACAAGGAGCAAGTCATGAGTAAAAACACAGATGTAAACGGACGACGCAAGGCTGACAAGACCGCGAAAATCGTGATCAAAAAGGGAGATATAAAAACGTCTCCAGTAAAACTTCAAAAGACTGAAAAACCAGTCGTGAAGAAAGAACCTCGTGTTTCTACGAGTTCTGTTATGATCGGCATGATGAAGACCGGTGCGACGATCGCGCAAATGGTCGCTGGTGTTAAAAAAGCATTGGAAGTTGCCGAAGACAAGGCAACATACAATGTGAAATGGTATTTGAACAAATTCACCAAAGAAAAATCGGTGACTGAAAACAAAGGAGTTTATAAATCCAAGTAAACCCTGTCTTTCTCCCGCTCGTGTTACAGGCGTGCGAGCAAATCGAGGCGGGAGAACTTGATTAATCGATTAAATAATTTCAAAATACAAAACAAGGAGAAATAAATGACACAGCAAGAAAATGAAAAAACAGAAGGAATATTTGCAAGATTTGTAATGGAGAATAAGTCAATTGACCAGTCTCCAGAAGAGTTCTTGTTAGAGATAAAGAAAGCTCTTAGTGCAAACAAAACTGAAAAGGCAAAGATTGATTACTTGTCTCATCTTGCTGCCAGCATTCAACCTGATCCAATTCAAACTAGACTTTGCAAAGCAGGTTGTCATGGAAGAGGATTCAGATACATTGATGTTAGTCTTGACAAAAACACAGTCCACTACAAGATTGATTTGTGCTGTGGGGTTGTTGGTACTTCTCCCTACGCTAAGATATTCGAGAAACTGATACTTGTGAATGAAAGAATGGAAAACCAAGTGCAGTTATTCAAGGGTGGAATCAAAATGCTTGAACAACATGATTGTGGTATTACCGCCGGAATAAAAGCACTTGAAATATGTGCAGCAGAAGATTTCGAAGATATAAAAAATTATCAATTATTTAGAAAAATTTGCAAATATTTAAAAATATTAACAAAACGATAGATTCTTGGAATTTCCAAGAGATTCTTGGAGATTCCTTCTTAACTTATCTTAACTTATCTTATCTTATCTTATCTTAACTTAAAAGAATATGTTGTTGCAAGAAAATGATTTGACAATGAGTTGAGATAAGTATATTATATGTAGTATAAAAATGTTATATAACAGTCGAACATAATAACAAACGAGGACAGTATGACTGGAAATCAATTCAAAAAAACAAGAATAAAACTTGGCATAACACAAACTCGCCTCGCAGATATTCTTGGTTACAAATCTTATCAAACAATTCTTCGCTACGAGAAACGGAGCGAGCAAAATATCCCGATGAATGTTGCAGTGTCTGTCACAATGCTTGTTGACGACAAAAAGAAAGGAGTAAAAAATGTCTGAAAATCTCACCATAACAACCCCGTCTTTTGTGTTAAAGAAAAGTCAATTCATTCCAACTGCAAAAAATATAGCAGATACACTTCTTGAAGAAGTTGACAGTGTAACAGCTTTTATTGCCGCGAAACAATTGACTGAGATAGCGAAAGTTCTTGTTGAAACAATCAAACCTTATGCCGAGAAAAAAGTTGGTTTGAAACCCGTTGTTATCCAAGGTGTGACAGTTAAATCAAAAGCACTGGCAAAAAAATATGATTATGGCGAAGATCCTGAACTCGCAACACTTAATGAAAAACTTGAACAAATTAAGGAGAATATTGATAAAAGAAAAACACTGCTTGAGTGCATGAAAAAATCGGTTGATGTTGTGGACAAAAAAACAGGTGAAGTTGTAACTGTAAAACCCGCAAAACTTATCAGTGCTGGTTCAACACTGGAGGTGACATTTGAAAAATAAAGACAAACATGTTAAACTGTGTTTTATTGATCTTGAAACAACAGGAACAGATCCAATTGTCAACGGTGTGCACTGGATTTCTGGTAAGATTTTTGATGTTACAGAAGATGGTTTATTGTTTCCATCTTCTCAATTAATAGAAATTGATAAGTTTGATCTGAGAGTTCGACCGTTTGCTGCCGATGTTGTTTCTGGTGATGCTATCGAAGTTTCAAAAACTACATTCACACAACTTGAAGAGTTTTTAGAACCAGGTGCAGTGAAACAAACGCTCGAGATGATTTTTGCGAAACATGTTGACAAATTCGACAAGTTCGACAAAATGTTTTTTGTTGGTTACAATGCACGGTTCGATTGTGATTTTATGCGTGAGTTTTGGAGAAAAACAGGTGACAAATATTTTGGTTCCTGGTTCTGGTTCCCTCCTATCGATGTAATGAATATGGCTGTATTGCAATTAATAAACAAGAGATGTTCTATGCCAGATTTCAAATTGGGAACTGTGGCAGAAACATTGGGTGTGAAACTTGACAAAAAACAACTTCACTCAGCTCTTGTTGATATTGATTTGACAATTGCTTTGTATCTCACTCTTATTAATAAAGAAAAAACATGATTCAGGTAAGTATTATATCAGATGAAAAATATTGTTCTATTTTTCTTAAATACAAAAATAATACCGTAGAATTAAGTGGAACAAGTAATCCATGGATAACACTTTTTAAGGCGTTAATAAAACTTGAGATTATAAAAATAAAATCACAATTTAAAAAAACAAGAAAAAAAATATGATTATTACAGAAGAAAAAAGAAAAGAGTTTGAGGAACTTGGAAAACCTCTCATCAAATTTTTGAATGATAATTTTCATCCACACGTAACCGTTGTTGTTACACCAACAGGTATCGAATTACTTGAAGGAGTGTGTGCGAGTCCTGTTACAGAATTTGTAAAAGATTAAAAATTGATTATATAAACAAGGAGAAATACAATGCAAAAATTCATCAAAGCAGTAAAGCAGCAACTCAAACTCAGACTCGGTATTTATTCACCCTCTGGTGGTGGAAAAACATTCACCGCTCTTAGCATAGCAAAAGGACTTGGTGGACGAGTTGGTTTAATTGATAGTGAGCGTCAGTCCGCCAGAAAGTATGCTGACAGATTTGATTTCGATGTAATTGAGTTAGATGAGAATGAACTCAACATTGACACATATATAACGTGTATAAAAGAAGCTGAAAAGAACGGAATAAACGTTCTTATTATTGACAGTGCTACTCATGCATGGAAAGATTTGCTTGCCGAAATTGACAAGATAGCTCAAGCAAAATTTTCTGGTAATACATGGGCAGCATGGAGTAAAGGAACTCCAAAACAAAATGCATTTATTAACGCGATTCTTGGTTTTGATGGTCATGTTATCGTGACAATGCGTGCTAAGACTGAATGGGTTATTGAAAAAAACGATAAAAACAATAAGACTGCTCCTGTTCGTGTTGGACTTGCTCCCGAACAAGGAAAAGGAATTGAATTTGAGTTTGACATGCTTATGTCTATGACTGCCGGACATGATGCTTTAATTGAAAAAGATAGGACTGGAAAATTCCAGGACAAGATTATTGAAAAACCTGGTGAGAAATTTGGTGCTCAAATTCGTGAATGGCTTAATGAAGGTGAAGTTGCACCAGTTAAACAGCAGAAAACACCACTGGAATCATCTAAAGAACAGGAAAGTGTGTCCAGAGAGGCATCTAAAGCTGCTGGTGCAGGTGTTTCAATGTCAGTTACTGACAAAAATCATCTTGTTTTAAAATTAAGAGCTTGTGCAGATCTTGATGAATTAAAAACTTTCTGGGAAAAAGAAATCAACGGTCTCAAGCTCACAGAATCTGAAAAGAAAGTTTTCCTGAAAGAGAAAGATGATGCGAAAAATAAGTTAACAAATGCCGTTACTGAAATTTCGTTGATCGTCCAGAAAATCATTGATGATATCGGCACGTCGAAAACTCTTGCTGGAGCAAAAAAGCATTTTGCTGTCGCAGAAAAGAAATACTCGGAAAAATTAATAACATCGGCAGAAATTGATGCTATCAAAATAAAGTTTGCCGAAATAATAAAAGTATTTAACGAACGATCTTGAAAACAACAATAAATATAATAGGAGAAAAACATCATGAGTGGATTGAATAAAATAGTCATCATCGGAAATCTCGGACAAGATCCGGAACTTAAATACACTACAAGTGGTGTTGCTGTTGCAAATTTTTCCGTCGCAGTCAATGAGCAATGGAAAGACAAGGATGGCAACAAACAAGAACATGTGGAATGGTTCCGTTGTGTCGCATGGAGAAAGATCGGTGAAATATGCGGAGAATATTTGAAAAAAGGTCAACAAGTTTATATTGAGGGAAGTCAACGAACAAGAAGTTACGATGACAAGGAAGGTATAAAACGTTATGCAGTCGATCTTGTTATCGATAAAATGTTAATGCTTGGTTCTAAAGGTGTTGCCTCAGATGATAAAAACTACAAGAAAAAAGTCGAGGAAGAAGCTGCCACAGTTGTTGGTAATGACAAGGGTGTTGAAGATGATTTTCCATTCTAAATTAAAAACAAACCTGAAATGAGAGATGAAATGGCTCACAAAAGAATGTTGAATAAAAACATAGTAGTTGACGCGCAGGTTTGTCGTCTCAGCGAATTTGCTCAGCTTTTTTACACTTGGATGATTCCTTTTCTTGATGATTTTGGAAGAATAACTGCAGACCCCTTTGAGTTAAATGTGCTTATTGTCCCACTTCTTCACAAATCTGCTGGAGAGATCGAATCGGCGTTGATAGAAATCTGTTCATCCGAGATAGACTCGAAAATGCCTCTTGCTGCTGCTTATGAAGTAGACGGAAGCAAGATTCTTCAGTTTAAAAAGAAAGCATTTGAGGATCATCAGTCAGGAATAATCGGGAAGAGGACGCGGTCGAAATATGCTGATCCTCTTCCTGATACTCGTCTTCTTTATAGACGTGATGGCGATGTGAAATTTTTTGATGTTCTTGGAAGTAATTTCGCTGTTGAAAAAACAGAGACGAATATCAAACCAGTAAAAGTGATTATCCGAAAAAGTAGGGCAATGGTAGATGTCGAGAGGTTTATCAAAATCATACCTGACAAACTTGCAAAAATTGATGGTTTTACTGAAGCGTATACAAAATGGATTCAACATAGAGATCAAATGCGAAAACCACTGACATTGAACTCTGTTGAATTGCAGATGAAATTTCTTCTCAAACAACCAGATCCAGTTCTCTGCGTGTTAACCGCCGTTGAAAAATCATGGCAGGGAATTTACGAGGTGAAAAACAATGGAACGAAAAACACAAAAACCAATACCACTAAAAGAAGCAGCGAGTTCTCTTCTCAAAGAACTTCCAAAATCTCATGATAATGATAAACTGCAATTTTATATGAGACACAGAACAGAAGTGTTGCAAACAGAAGCAGCGAAGGAACTAATGTTCAAGGAAGGGTTTCCAAGAAAATACGTGAATGCTGTTTGGGATGGTGTTGATGCACAAACTCGTGTTATTGCACAAACATTTATTAGTGATTATTATTTGAAATCACTGGCAACGAGACCTCCTGGTTTATACGTTTGCGGTGCTGTTGGTGTTGGAAAATCTTCTTTAGTGACATTGATGATGCTGCACCTTGTGAAGATTTTTTCGCACTCTGTGAGATTTGTGTCACTTGAAAACCTTGTAACCATGATGTTTCAGCGAGATTGGGACAATGTCAATAAAAAAATGAATGCAGCAGTTCTTGTTATAGATGATGTGGGCAGAAATTACGATGTTGATTTTTCGGTGTCTAAATTCAATGGGTTTATGGAACATAGATATAGCAACGAACTTCCAACATTCTTTACTTCTAATTTGTCTCCTCATGACTTAAGAGAAAGAAACGGTTATGACAGAATAGCAGATTTGTTGTTTGACAAAAACTGGTGTAAAGTGTTGACATGCGGCGGAACATCTATGAGAGGAGCAGTGTGATATGAGTGAGTTCACTGGAGAATGTTACCATCTTGTGCATTCTGATGGATGGTGCGAAGAATGCAAAAAGAAAGTGCATATTATTTTTCATAACGACAGCGACCTGGTTGCTGAAGAACAAGATTTGTATTACTTGAAAATAGAGATGAACGATGAAAAAACTAACTAACAAAAAAATTGAAAAGTGATTGTGATATATTATGGAGTTTGCTTATTAAAGCAAAAGCTGGTTTCAAAAGCGAATTATCTGGAGAAAAAGGTATACTCAATTCACACCATATAGTTGGTAAAGTCACATATCTTCTCAGGTATCTCACCAGTAATGGCATTTGTTTGACTGTTGGAGAACACAGATTTGGTGTTCACAGTTTTGACAGGCACGAGATTTATAGAGACAAAATAATACAGGCAGTTGGTGATGAAAGATTTGGCGAATTACGAAAATATCTCTATTTTAGAGATGACACAGCAAGAAAGGATAACACGGAATGGTTGCTGCAAAAAAGACGAGAACTCGCACGAGAGTTGAAAGATCAACTATCACACATGAAGAAAAACCGGAATGTCCTGTCTGCTCTTCAAAAACTGCACAGCATCGACTTAAAATAGTAGGAACTCCAGGCATCAATGGTTTAATATATTTTTGCAGAACGAAAACAGGTGGATGTGGTTTGATAACAAATCAACAGGAGTTATCAAATAAAAAACTTCACAAAATTGATACTACTTTGAAACGAGAGAGAACGTGCAATAGATGTTATGCTCTTGGGATAAGTGGTTGTAAACTTGGATTCACTATTGACAAACAAACAAGAAAACCAGTTGAACCTTGCAGGAAACCGCAAACAAGAACTGACGCACTTGCGATGAAAGGAACGAAGAATAATGCTTGAGATGCGATCTGAAGTAGAAAAAATACTGAAAGCAGCACCTCCGACAAGAGATGATGATTACCTCTTGTTGATGACAATGTGCCACGCAAGAGGAGTTGATTTGCAAGCGATGGACGCATACACCTTCTTGTTAAAAATGTCGAGAAATCAACTGCCTGATTTAGAATCGGTAGCGCGTTGCAGAAGAAGCATTCAAGAAAATAATATCGCATTGAGAGGAAAGTTATACGAAGGAAGACACAAAAAAGAAACTGAAGTGAGAAAAGAAATCAACGATGAACAAGCGAGAAAAGGAGCGATGAATTTTGCTGAACCACAACAGCGTTTGCAATTATGAAACCTCAGCGGAGGCTTTTAAGGATTTATATAGTATTATATCAACTGTTGGTGACGATGTCGTGACAAGGTCATTTAATAGACGAGAGCTGCGTAACATCATGATAGTTATCAACAATCCACTGAGACGTTCTGATTTTGTTGACGGACGTGGATGGAATCTCAGGTGTGCATTTGCGGAGTTTTTGTGGTATATGTCGGCAACGCCTTTGATAAAGGAACTTGAGAAATATATTCCAAGATGGGCAGAGTTTTCTGATGATGGAGAGACTGTCAACTCCAACTATGGTGTTTATTGGTTGCGACAAGTTCCTGGATTAATAAAAGAATTGAAACGAGATCCGGCTTCTACACGAGCAGTATTAACTATGTATAATGGAGATTTATGGTGTAACTTTAACAAAGTAACACGTGATGTTCCATGCACTGTTAGCATTCAGTTTTTCATCAGAAATAAAAGACTTGACATGACAGTTTATATGAGGTCGAATGATTTGTGGTGGGGTTTTTGTAACGATCAATTTTCTTTCACTTTTCTTCAAGAATTAATTGCTAACGAACTTGGTATTGTTGTTGGAATATATACACATTTTGCCGGAAGTCTTCATATTTATGAAAGACATTTTGGAAAACAACTTGACGAAATTCATACCAGTATAGTCACGCCAACAAAAACAACGTTTACTAATTTTTGGAAAGATGTGGTCAGTGCTGATAACAATGATTTGATATTGAAGCTTGCTAGTGAAACCTCTGTTGATATTTCTGGATTTATTACTGATTATTACAATCAAGGAAATGCAAGATGAAAAAAACAAGAGCTGTGGAACGAGCTAAAGCTATAGTTGTTGACAGGTCTGAGGAAAAAGAACGTGAATACGGTGACTTTGGACAGGGAATGCGAGAAGCTGCTCGTGTTGCTACGGTGATGCGTGGTCACATTATCGACGCAGAGGATGTGTTTGCATGTATAATAGGTATGAAACTCTCTAGGGAGGGTCATAGACATAAAGAAGATAACATAGTGGATGCTATTGCTTATCTTGATCAATATAACGAGCAATGTGAATTGAAACAAGGGAGAAAATCTGATGACACTCGCTGAATTATCTGAGGAACCTGAATTTAAGGAACAGTTATGTCAAAGTGGTTGTGATTATTGTCAAATGCTTATTCAAGGTGGAGACGAAAATTTTGATATTCTCGCTTTACGTCAACAACAATTCAATGATGTGCTACCACATTTTCAGGGAAAACTCGAACAAACTTCAATGACAGGTTTATTGTTGACACCGGAGGATATACAGTGAAAAAGAAAAAACAACAGGATTGGAAACCACCGGAACTTAAATATCAAGTAAAAGAGATGAAACGAAGAAAACACTCGCCATTCTTCGTTGAAGATAATACACGAGAAACTCAAAAGAAAAATATAAAATTGTTTTTTAAGATCAGTAAAGAGGGTGTAGTTATTTATCACGGGTGGTCTGAAGGTTATTCTTCAAGAGACTTAGCAATTGAACTTGAGAAGAGATACCCTGCAGCAGATTATTTGAGAGTGTGGCAACAATGAAAAAGATAAAGTTAACACATAAAAAATTTGCATTTGTAGATAATAAAGATTTTAAATTTATTAATGAGTGGAAATGGTATGCGCGTGAAATCAACAAAAAATGGTATGCTGTTCGATATGAAAGAAAGCGAGGAAAACAAAAACTAATATATATGCATAGATTTGTTTTGAATTATTCTGGTAAATTAGAAATAGACCACCATGATGATAATGGATTAAATAATCAAAGATATAACCTTCGACCTGCAACTCATTCTCAAAATAATATAAATAAATGTAAACCATCAAATAACACTACTGGTTTTAAGGGTGTAGATTTTTTTCATAAAAAATATTTCAGAGCGATAATAGGAGTAAAAGGTAAGAAAATATATCTTGGTCTTTTTCCAAGTTTAATCGACGCGGCACGAGCTTATGATGAGGCTGCTAAAAAACATCATGGTGAATTTGCAAAACTCAACTTTTCTTAAACCAAGGAGAATATGATGAAAAAAGAAAAAGATATGAATAGGAAAAAAAACGCGAGAAACGACACAACGGAACTTGATGTAGAAACCGTGGTATTCGAAAATAGCATTTTTCATAGAGATTTTTTTGCGCACTTTCTCAGATGGTCGCATATTCTCCATGTGATGTATGCGAGAAAGAAAACGGATCTTGTGGATGTTGGTTGCGGAGAGGGAGCACTTGCAAAGTTGCTTTATAAAAATAGATGTGCTCCTGATTATTATCTTGGAATCGATGTAGATAAGAAAAAAATCGATCAGAACATGAAAAATTTTGACAGAATACTATGGGCAGAATTTGTTGCGGCCGATGTGACAGATAAGAAATTTAAACATCCGAAAGAAAAGTTCGATATCGTGACGAGTTTTGAAGTTCTCGAACATGTTGGACGAGATAATGTGCCGGCATTTCTTGAATCTCTTTCAAAGTTTGGCAAAGATGACGCTGTGTTTTACCTATCTACGCCAAACTATGACGAAAAAGTTGGAGCAGCACAGAACCACATTTATGGAGGAAAGATTAACGAGTGGGAACATGAGGAACTTCATGCAGAATTATGCAAAGTATTTACAGTTGAAAAGAGATATGGAACATTCGCGAGTCAAAAAGACTATAAAGATTTGATGAATGCTGCAACGTTGCAGATTTGGGAAGCACTTCATTCTTATTATGATTCCAACGTTTTGTCAGTGATGTTTGCACCACTATTTCCGACAAGAGCAAGAAATTGTATGTGGGTAATGCGACAAGGAAAATCACGATATCCTGGCAAACTTGATGAGAAGCAATTGTTCTTTCCGTTTGAGAAGAAGGTGAAAAAATAAAACGACTCAGTAAATTAATAATAAAAATAAGGAGGAATTTATGAATATTTATTTTGCAAGAACACGTGACGTAAAGATGCCAACGAGAGGAACTAATGGTTCCGCCGGCATTGATTTTTATATTCCCGACAGTTTTGTTCGTCCGAATTTACTTGCTCCTGGTGAATCAGTGTTGATTCCGTCTGGAATAAAAGTGCGAATGCCGCAGGATCATGTGTTGATAGCATTTAACAAGAGCGGTGTTGCGGTAAAGAAAAATTTACAGGTTGGCGCTTGTGTTGTGGATCAGGATTATCAGGGAGAGATACACATTCATTTAACAAATGTTGGTAATACGGAAATTGAAATAATTCCTGGAGAAAAAATACTTCAGTTTGTTCTTATACCAGTTACTTTTGCTGATATTTGTGAATCTTCGGAAGCATTCGTGCTTGAACATCAGACATCAAGAGGCACGGGTGGTTTTGGATCGACAAACAAGAAGGATGTGTGAAATGATAACTCAGGAAATAGTTGACAAGTTGGTGCAATTTGGTTGCGGAATGAATGACAGTTTTATGTTGATGGCTATATTAATGGCAACTCACAGTCACTGTGTCAAAAAACATGTGGGTGCGGTGATAGTGCGAAATGATAGAATAATATCAACAGGTTACAATGGTGCACCATCTGGATTTCCGCATTGTGATGAAACTTATGTTGATGAAAGAGATGGTGGAAAAACAAAACTGCTTTACCCTAACGGATGTAAAAGAGCTGTTGACAATAGTTGCTCTCTGTCAATTCACGCCGAAGCCAATGCTTTGATGTTTGCCTTGCGAAATGGTGTTAATGTGAAAGGAAGTAGAATTTTTGTAACAATGAGTCCGTGTCTCGCATGTGCGAGGATGTTATTTCAAGCGGATATAACAGAAGTTGTGTATCTTGAAAGTTATGCTGATTGGAAAGGTTATCCAAGTGATGATGCGTTGAAATTTTTGTCTGATTGCAACATGAAGGTAAATCAACATGAATTTATATCAGATTTAATTTAACCAAGGCGAAGCCGCCCCTTCGTTAAGCAGGAAAATGTTTACAAATAAATCAATGAACATTTTAGTGAGCAGTGAACGCGAAGAAAGGAAGTAGATATGACAATACTTGACTGGATACTTATTGGATGCGTCTGGATGTTAATACCTATTAGCTTAATAATGAAAGCAAGACAAGACGAAAAATATGCACGTTGGAAAAAAGAAGACGCAGACAATGTACTCCGTTGGTTTAAAAAAATGCATGGTCGTTGAGCGTTCTCACGCTTTGCGAACGACTGCTTAACGGTTAGTTTAAGCTGCCGTGTTGAGAAGTTAGAATAAAAAACGCAAGCTGATTCGGTCAGCTTGAGCGCCTGGTTAGGTTGTATCGCATCTAATTTTAATCGCCTTATGGCGGAGGAAAAAATGGAAATAATATCTTTTGATGAGTGGGCACGAAGGAACCGTGTTGATGAAAACGAAGATTGTGAGCAATGCGATGGAACGCCAAGTGCAAACGTAAAGGGTTGTTGTTACCAAACAATGGACGATATGCCGTGTGAGTGCCCACGATTGACCAAATTGCTAATAGAATACCACAAGATCCGAGCAAAAGAAGAATTGAAATTGGAAAGAGAATTAAGAATAGGACAACCCGTTGCCTCTTCGGATATAACAAGAATTGATAGAGGGCACAAAGTTGGAGGATTAAGCGAAAGCCATTTGAATGAAGGAGCATAACGTCACAAGGCGAAATATCAAATGCAAAATGACAACAGAACGGATTGCGTTTAAGCTGTTGCCGAAACGAAAAGGAGATTGATAAATGAAAGAGCTATTAGAACTTGCTGAAAAAATAATAGATGACGTTGAGAATGGAAAAATAACGAATGGAACGGAACACAACATCCGCAGGTACCATGAACTAAAACATATAAAGCAAAACGCGAACGGCAATCAGCTTGAGCCGCTGATTAGGTGGCGGCAATTCCCCTCGAAAGATTTGCCAAACGATGATTGTTTTCTCCTTGTATGGAGACCTGGATTTGAATCCGCGCAGACCATGTTTTTTTCTTGGGTAAACGATACACCGGAAAACGGAGGGGGATGGTATCTAACAGAATTAGATGGAAATGAAGTAAAAGATATACCGTTGATTAAAGACGAGGATGCGTTTCCGACACACTGGATGCCATCGCCGGAATTGCCGACTGCCTAACGGATTGCGGCTATGCTGCGGTACTGAAAAATTAATTGAAAGGAATTAACCCGATGCTAAAAATAATAAAACTGATACGGAATTTTGTAGTAAGCTTATTCCGTCAACATGAGCCGCGGGTTATGCCGCGCCAGCTTAAAAGAGGATTTTGCGGACGTTGGATAGTGCGAAATGATAGAATTATTTCGATAACTACCGTTGAAAAACTAAGCGATGGAAGATTACTACAATCGAGAATAACAAACGGCGGATGGAGTAATGAATTTTGCCAAAAGGATGAAACTGCCGACTTACAATTGAAATTAATTAAACGAAACAGGCAGAGCAGAATAGGCGCGGCATAACGGTTGCGGGTAAGTTGCCGATGAACGAAATTAGAACTTAGTAGTATGTCGAACCTAAATAACATATCAACAAAATACGGAGTGTCGCACTTGGCTGGCTCGGTCAACTTGACCCGCTTGTTGGGCGGCGGCATTCTCTTTTAACAAGGAGAATTATCATGATAGCGACAGAAGATGACCGAAGAGTATTTGAAGAATTGGCAAGACCGCTTGTTAAATTCCTCAATGATAGATTTCACCCACACGTTACAATAATTATTACACCAACGAGTATTGAGTTGGTAGAGGGAGTCTGTGCTTCGCCAATAACCGAATACATAAAGGACTGATGCCGTCCGCCCAACGGATAATGCTATGCTGCGGCTACGAAAAATTAAAAGGCAGACGGATGCCGATTCAAAAACTATAAAGACGGCTTAACCACTAACGCTCATTCCGTCAGCATGAGCATTTGGTTAGGGCGCAAGTCGGAGGTTGTATGCCGAAAGACGATTTATTTGAAGTAAAAGGAATAACTAAATGGATATACGATAACCCAAACCGCATTACAGATATGCGGAAGAACTATGACTACAATGGAAGCACTGTGGAAATACAGGCGAGGTTATACCCGAATGAAAATCCATTTTTAGCAAGTAACACTAAACAACTAAACAAAAAACTATTACTGTTGGAGGATGTATGAAACTCACGCCCTACAAAGACCTTCTTGGAATGACACAAGACCAGAAGGATGCTCTACTTGTTCCGGTTCGGATTAACACGGCAAAAAAACAAGCAGAGTTGACGGTTGCAAAACTTGAAGAACAAACTGCAACCATCGAAAACGAAATAACCAAGTTAGCATCGCAAACCGAGCTAAACTTGGAAAAGATAGCGGACAAGTTCGATGACTTAGGATTGATCGAACGCCGGAAGAAACAATTTGCTCAGATAATTTCTGAATTGTTTCCAGAATAGGAATGCGGTTTGGGGCGATGAGTCCGACGGCTTGTCGCCCTAACGGACTGAGCTATGCTGCGTAACACAAAACTTTGGAGATAGCATGAACTCGAAACTATTAAAATCAAAATTGTTACGGAAAAATATACAGAGCCAATTACGTCAGCATGAGCGATTGGTTAGGCGGCTTAAGTTTACCGCGAAGGATAAGGTTCGCATTACAAACAAATGTAGAAGAGACCGTATGTTTAATGGAATTAAGACAATTATTCAGGTTGGGCATTGGGGCTATGCGTGTGGCAAGCCCTTTGTCATGTATGGGTTGAGAATAAACGGCTACTTGACTTTTTACAGGTCGGGAGAACTTAAGTCCGCCTAACGGTAGCCCTAGGCTGCCGTACTGAAAAAGTTGAATGAACTGAAATGTCGAATCTAATTAACGATACAATAAATACGGAATGTTGCAATCCGGCTATGTCAGTCAGTTTGAGCCGCTGGTTAGGTAGTGCGCGAGCTATTGCACGACAAGCACGTAGAGACGGAAGCGATTGGACACGTAGAGAAATGTTAGACTATTTAGAGATAACTGAAAACCAAAAGACAAACGATGAACTTTGGAACGATGTTGTAGATGCTAAAGAAAAACGATTAAAGGAAATATTTGCGAGCGCATCTACCTAACGGTTGCGGCTAAAATGCGAATAGACAAACTTTAATTTTACTGAAAGGACGATGCTATGAAAAATACAAAGAAACGGACTAACCACAAACGCTCTAATCGTCATCTTGAGCCGCTGGTTATACCGCACGCAATTGTTTACATAAAAAAAACCAATATGAATTCTTATTGGTACGCAAAGAATATTGGGGAACTTAGAATTGTGATAGATGACCCAGATGATGGTGACGAATATATCGTGATGAAATACATTCCGGCAGACCGACAACTTCATAGAACGGGATATTGCTTGGTGAAAAACGATTGTCAGGTAATATCGCGTGCGGTATAACGGATTGCAAATAAGCTGTGGCACACAAAACTATGAATATAATTAAAAATGAAGCGGTTGCAGTGGTAGAAGCGCGGAGTCGACCCTCCGTGAAAAATAATACGAGCGCGAGGAATGTACAAATTGCTAATAAGCCGCGCTATACCCGTATTCAAAGACGTGCTTTATGGTGAAGTACAAGTCTGAAAACAAGAGACTATAAACTATGATACTAACCATTGCAGGTATCAAATCCTGTCTGCAACCGCTTCTTTGAATTTACACAAATGCCCAATCCATCAGCTTGATTTGCTGGTTAGGTGGCGGCATTCTTTTATAGGAGAATTATCATGATCGCAACAGAAGACGACCGAATAGTATTTGAAGAATTAGCAAGACCGCTTGTTAAATTCCTCAACGACAGATTTCATCCACACGTTACAATAATTATTACACCAACGAGTATTGAGTTGGTAGAGGGAGTCTGTGCTTCGCCAATAACCGAATACATAAAGGACTGATGCCGTCCGCCCAACGGATGGCGTTTAACCTGCGGGCGTAGATAACTTTCAAAATATTATAAAGAAAGGCGGTTGCCTAATATGGAAATACAGGATGCAATAATCAAAGCGAATAAAGATGGATGTTCATTTAAACGGGAATGCCAAACAGAAATAGAATACATAATTGATGGACATGATATTTACCCAGTTATAATACACAGCAAGACAAGACTATACACTCCCGTTATACTTCATCTGTATGATATACTTGCGGATGATTGGATAGTATACGGGCAACCGCCTCAACGGGAAATAGTACCAAGCCCATCCCGTCAGGTTGAAACGCTGGTTAGGCAGTTGCTGAGCGAGGAAATAATTGTGAAAATATTCTTAGATAATGAATTTAGATGTATAGAAGAAGACCAAACGGTAAGCGTAGTTCCATATATTCAGAGAGATCAATATCCTGGCTTAGCAAAAAAAATTCGGCAAGTGTTTATTGATGCGAGGCAATCTGCCTAACGGTGGCGGCTAAACTGCTGCAACGAGAAAACTGTTAATACTGTTTTGATGGTTCATTTTGAACTATTAGAACAGTATTTTTTTTTCACTTATTTTTTATATTCTAAGAAATTCCAGGAAGTTCTAAGAATATGTGTTGAAAAATTTGCAAACGCAGTTGTTGACAACTTGCAATGTTAAAATCTTATTAATTGTTAATAAAATTGAGTTTTTCACTTCAAATTCTTGGAATTTCTTGGAGATTCCTTCTTATCTTAACTTATCTTAACTTATCTTAACTTAAAGATACACGCAACAGATTAATGAGAATTGAAATGAATAGTTACATTTTACGAAGAAAGTAATTACATTTTGGGTGACAAAAAGATGGGAATAGTAATGATGAAGAAAAATGGGAAGAGAGCGAATAAAAAACTCGATGCCTTATTATCTTCAGACTCCTTAAAAAAACCCTACATTCGAAAATGGGGAAATCACTTCGATCGTAAATACACTCCTCAAGAAATTGAACGCATCGCCGATGAAATGATAAGATGGTTTGGTGTAAAGAAAAATCTTTGGCTCAAAGACTTTTCTACCGCGATGATGTTTAACAAAGAAAACATTTCCTACTTTGAAAAGAATAGCAAATATTTCGCAGATTGTCTTGCCATAGCGAAACAGATGCAAGAATCAAAACTTGTTGAAATGGGAATTAAGAAAGGTGCTTTTGCCGGTGCGATGCCGATATTCGCTTTGAAGAATGTTGCTGGTTGGAGAGACAGAATGGATGTTACCAGCGGAAACGAACCAATCACAGCTGTTGAAGTAACAATCCGAAAGTCAAAGAAATGACAATCAAGGCAATTGAAAAGGAATTTAAGAAAATGGAGTTGAAATGAAAACTTGGTTCAAAGCAATCAGAGACTATTGGCAAAGATTTATGAAGTTAATTGAAGCTATGGAGTTTAATGAAAACAATTTCCAAGACAAGTTTCCGCTTCCCTAAAGGACAAAGATAATGAAAGCTGATACTTCTGGTTACACAGATAAGACTCCAATGCCTTTTGGAATACACAAAGGTAAGCAGCTGGCAGATGTTCCTGCTTCATATCTGATTTGGCTGTTTGATAATGGCAAGTGTGGCAATGAACTAAGGAAATATATTCAAGACAACATGAATGTTCTCAGCAATGAAGTGAAACTTGAGAACCAGAAGAAAGAAAATTACCAGAGTATCAGAAGTGAAGAAAGATATGCAAGAGCATGAAAACACTCCATCTTGAATCCACAGAGCTGATGCAAAAGATTCATGATGCCAAGACTCGCAACATAGTCTTGGAAGGTGGTGCACGTTCAAGCAAGACTTACTCAGTCCTTCAGTATTTCATCATTGATTGTTTTGAAACCAAACATCCGAAAGAATATGATATCATCCGAGAAGTTCTTGGAGATTTGAAAGCTACTGCTGAAAAAGACTTTATTGAAATCCTTAAGACGAATGGTTTGTATCACGAAGAGAATCACAACATGTCAGAGAATATTTACACTCTGCGTGGTTCTCATTTCAATTTTTATGGTGCCAAGGCAACAAATGCAGCAGAGTCTAAGAAGCTGCGTGGACGCAAGCGTGACAAAGTGTTGATGAACGAAGCTAATGAAATGTCCTTGGACACTTATCGTCAGTTGGCGATGCGAACAACTGAACGGATAATCATGGACTACAATCCATCGGAAGAAGACAGTTTTATTTACGAGCATATTATTCCGAGAAAAGACTGCACCTTCATTCATTCCACTTATCTTGACAATCCATTCCTTCAGCAAAGCATAGTTGATGAAATTGAGATGATGAAGGATGATGATCCAGAATATTGGAACATTTATGGATTAGGTTTGCGTGGCAAGCGGTCCGGTCTTATCTTTCCGAAATATAGAATTGTCAATGAGTTTCCTTCAAGTTGTCAGGATATTCTGTATGGAGTTGATTTTGGTTTCAACGATCCAAAGGTTGTGGTTAAACTTGGCAGGATTGGAAAAGAGATTTATGTTGAAGAGCTTTTATACAAACACGGGATGATTCGAGAAGAGTTCATACCAGTGCTCAAGAAACTTATTCCTGAAGAGTATCGAGATCAAGAGATGTATGCTGACTCAGCTGATCCTGAGAGCATTGAAGTTATTAATCGTGAGGGCTTCAACATTCATCCAGCTGATAAGTCAAAAGATTCAGTGATGTTTGGTATTGAAACAGTAAGAGCTTATGAGCTTTGCATAGTTGCTGGCTCCGTGAATGTTCAAAAAGATGTCAAGAATTATAAGTTCAAGAAAGACAAGAACGGAAAGATGTTGGATAAACCTGTTCATGCTTTCTCTCATGCCTGTGATGCTATTCGCTATCCAGTTTATACCCACTGGGGCAAGGAATACAAACGTACCACACTTGAAGAAATGAAGACTGTGCAGATTGAAGAGATGGAAACAGTTGGAGTTGGGAATAACTTTGAAGAACTTGAGACAGTTGGTTCACTGAGGGATTACTGAGATGGATAGTGTAATTGTCATCAGAATAAATATGGATGCCACCTGGTTGCAAATTATCCATCAAATTCAAGTTGAATATTTTCTTTGTGAACACAGGAATTGAGAATGGCTAAAAAGAAATTGGCAATCAATCAGATAAAGAAACAAGAATTTCCATCCTATCCTGAGGTAGGCGAAATGATGGAAATGGAAACAGCCAGCATATTGTCCGACTATTTGGTTCAGGTGATTGGAGATGTCAATAGTAATTCCGTCATCATCAATCAAGACCGTGTTGCTAAGACTCAATCCTACAAAGAACTTATCCAGTTTGAACTGTATGCAGAAGTTGCTCATGATCCGCATGTGTCTTCAGTTGTTAACACCTTGCGAATAATGATAGCCAGCTTGGAGTGGGAAATAAAACCTTTCAGTGAATCAGCAAGGGACAAGGCGATAGCAAAGTTTGTCCGAGATAACTTTGAAGGACTTGATAATTTCTCTCAGGACTTGTATGAACTGAATGATGCCATCTTTATGGGTGTGGCGTGGTCTGAAATTATTTACAAAGTAGAAAAGGAAGTCAAGCTACAGAAGTTGATGAACCGTCCGCAAAGGCGTTTACAGTTTGATGGTGTGACTAGAGAACCAAAGCTCAGATCGAAAGAGAATCCGTTCTATGGAACTGCATTGCCAGAAAATAAGTTTATCATTCATCGGGCTGCTTCAACTCACGAGAATCCTTTCGGTGATGCACTGGCTCAGAATGTTTACTGGCTGTGGGTATTTAAGCGTGTAGTACTAAAGTTCTGGGCATCTCATCTTGAGGTTGGTGTTGCTCCAGTTCCGATTGTAAAACATCCAGCAGGTAAGAACAGCACCTACAAAGCAGAGGCACTTGACATTGCTAAGCAGATACGCAATGGTGCTTATGGTCGAATCCCTGACAACATGGAAGTCCTCTGGGCAGAAGCAAAGAACATGGCTGCTGCTGGAATGTCTTACAAAGATTTTGAAGAGTTCTGCAATTCAGAAATAACCAAAGCGATTCTCGGACAGCTTCTCACTACTGAGGGCAGTTCATCGGGTGGCACTGGCTCAAGAGCATTGGGTGATGTACACATGCAGGTGCTTCAGTCTCGAATAATCTTTTATGCGAATGCTTTGGCTTGCACTTTAAATTCAACAGCTGTGAAATGGGTGGTGGATTACAACTATGCAAGTGTGGACGGTTATCCTAAGTTTACATTCGTCACTAAGCAAGCCGTTGATCGGAAAACAGAAGCAGAGATAATCAAGATACTGAAAGACTCTGGCTTCACTGTCAAGCACACTTACATTGAAGATGTACTGAAGATACCAATTCAGGAGATGGAAGAGAAACAGCCTGATGTTCCTGATTTGTCAAACAAGAAAATAGATGAGAATGGAAATTTAATTACTAACCCCAAAACCAAAATTGAGGAGAAGGACAATGCCAAAGAGTAAAGAGTTGGCTGATGTGTTGGCAAAAGATTTTGTCATCTTCAAGTCTGGCACATGGAATGGTGAAACATTCACAGATGCAGACTTGGATGGGATGGTTGCAAGCTTTGATGCTGCTGAGCCTCCTCACATTATTGCTGGTCACTCCAGCGATTACAAAGGCAAGACTCTTATTCCTTCGTTTGGTCGTGTAACAGGTGGATTGAAGAGAGTTGGAAATGAATTGTTTGCAGTGGGAACTCAATTTGCTGAGGTGATGGCACAGTGGATTAAAGATGGATTCTACAATCAGCGCAGCATCGAAGTCACCAAGGACAATAAGCGTATTCTTGCCATTGGCATGTTGGGGGTTGCGCCTCCAGCTGTGAAGAGGATGCCATTGATGCAGCTGGCTTTGAAGGACACAGCACTGGCAATGTCTGAGTTCTCAGAATCAAAAGCAATTGATTTTGTAGAGGATGAAGTGCCAGAGAACAAAATCAAAGAGTTGTCTGAAGCTTGTGGAAGATTCATTGAAGTTGTTGGTGCCGAAAATGAATCCGAGTTAGCAGTAGCAAAGATTCTTGAATTTCAAGAGGAGATTATGGAGATACTAAACATTACACCATTTGGTAATCAGCACGAAACCAAGTGGAAAGAATTTACTAACAGGATAAAACAACTATTTATTAATCAGGAGGATAAGGAAATGGATGACAAAAGAGAGAAAGAACTTACTGAGAAGATTGCTGCTCAGGAAGTTCTGTTGAAAGAGTTTGCTGACAAGGAAGTGCTTGCGGCAGATCAAAAGAAACTGGCAGATCAAGCTGCCAAGGATGAAGCCTTGAAAGTGGCAGACATCCAGCTTAGGACTGATGTCAAGAAGTTCTGTGCTGACAATAAACTTGATACCAAGAAGCATCAGGAACTGAAGATTGAAGAGATTCTTTTTGCCACTGCCAAAGCAAATCAAACCATCGAATTTGCAGGCAAGGACAAAGACGGTAAGGACATTCTCGAGAAAAAGTCTTTACTCTCGGTGCTTCAGGATGCTGTCAAGCTGTTCACTCTTCCAGTTCCGGCTGGTAGTATGGACAAAGAGTTTGCTGAGGATGTCAATGACAAGCGCACTGATATTGTCAAGAAAGCCGAGAAGTATATCAAAGCACATCCAAAAGAATTTGCTGATCTTAAGCCAGAGGATGCAATCAATCGTGCTTTGAATCTTGAAGCGATTGGTAAGATTGAGTTTGAAAAATAAATTAACCTTCTTGTTCTCAAATGAGACAGAAGAAATATTTTTATTCATATTTCATAAGGAGTAATGTATCATGGGAAATTACGTAGGTGGCGATAAAAATGTCGTCAACAAAGAATATATCACAGCAACAGCAAACCTTGCTGATAAGTCTATTTGCACTGTAGCAGGTGCATGCGGAGTATCAGGAGCGGTAGCTTACGGTGTGGTAGAGAAAGACACTGTGAGCGGTGATCTTGCAACGGTAAAAAATGGTGCAGGAAGTTTGCTGGAAGTCAAAGCCTCTGGTACAGTTACAAAAGGAACAGAGGTTGAGATTCTGACTGGCACTACATACGCAAATATTGCAGGTGTCTCAACCAGTATTACATACGCCGGTGTACAGAATAAAGCGAGCGGGTATCCAATAGGGATAGCTCATTCAGACGGTGATGTTGAAGGCACTGTTTTGATCGAATGGTTTTCACAACAAGCAAAAACAGCCTAAGGAGAAATGATTATGAACACTATGCATGTAAGAAATCCTCAGTCTGGAAAGCTTGAAGTGAAAGAGTTCTCAGGAGCAGATGCACAACTTGCTCTATTACGCGGGCCGGACACAATTGCACGAAATGTTGTGCAGGGTATGGTGAATCAGAAATTGGTCGGTGATTCACTTTTCACACCTGTTAAAGTTCAGAAACGTTCTGGACAATTTCAGGTATTTGGTGAGGAAGCATTTGTAATCCCCACTAATATTAAACGATCAATTGGCGAAAAGATACAACGGATTCAAGTTCAAGATGGATTTATTCCTTTGTCACTAAGTGAGTACTCCCTTGCTTGCCAAGTTGAAAACAGTGAACGAAATGAATATGCCGGAACACCTGATCAACTTGTTAATGGTCGGTTACTTCGTGTTGCTGCAAAACTTGCACTGTATCGCGAGAAAACACAATCCATTCTTGCCACAACCTATACAGGTTATGCGAGTGGACTTGGTTTGAGCGGTGCTGCATTAAATTGGGCAACATCAGGCGAACCTATCACAAATATGTTGGACTTATTGGACTTGGTTCAAATCCAAGTTGGAATGCGTCCGAACAAAGTGTGGTTCTCACCTGCTGCGTGGCGATTAGTTTGTCGTAATGCTTCTGTTCTTGGCACAATTCAAGGTGGAGCAACAAGAGTAATTCCTGCAATGGTCAAGAAAGAACTCATCGCAATGCTTCTTGAGGTTGATGAGGTTATTGTGCCTACTGCAATTTATGGGACTGGTTCTGATGGTGGGCACAAAAAGACAACTCTCACAAAAGGTTATTTGTGGGAAGCAGTAGGAAACGCTTGCGCTGGTGTGATGGTTGTTGGAACTGGCACAGGAATTGAGCCAGCTTTTGGTTATACATGGGAACTTGAAGCAAACCCAGTAATTGAAAGTTATTACGAGAATCAAACGAAATCCCAAGTATGGGATAACCAGAATTTTTACGATCCAGCAATTACGCTGAATCGTGCTGGTGCAATGTATTACAACTTAGCATAAGGAGAGCAGAAAAATGAAAATGAAATATGTTAGTTGTGTTCTGTTGTCCTTGTTGCTGGTTATTTCAATCAGTAACGGACAGACAACATATAATTATCCATCTACACAAAGGGTGTTGGCAGAAATCAATGGATTGCCTGCAATTGGCGGCACTTGGTATTATGTTGATCCCTACGTAGGGAATGATTTATCAGATGGAAAGAGTGTGGCAACTGCCGTCAAGAATCTCAACATTGCTTATGACAAAGTGAGTTCTGCTGATGGCATTTGCTTCATATCGCCACGTTCAACATCTGCGCAGACAACTTCCTACTTGACTGCTCCGTTGGTGTGGTCAAAGAACGGAATTACAGTTGTTGGCATTGCAGCTCCGACACTTGAATTTGGAAGAGCAAGAATAAGCAATCTTGAAGTTACAACAGGTGCTCAAACTACACTTTCATTCACTCGTGGCACTGGTGCAGTTTATGATTACATTTCCAGAAGTGCAGGTTCATTCATAACGAATGGATTTGCTGTCGGACAAACAATCCGAGTCAACACAACTGGAAATGGTGCCGATGCTTCAGGGACTGGCAGAACCATCACAGCCGTCACAGCAACTAAGTTGACACTGGAAACGATTGGAACTCTGGTAACTGAGACTGCTGCCAATGCTGGAAGTTCGGTTGTTGAAAATTATCAGGCATACTTGATAAATGTTTCAGGTGATAATAATACATTTATTAATATCCATTTCAACAACAGTGATACAGATGCACTTGGAATTGGTGGAGTGATAGTGTCTGGTGACAGGAATTACTTCCAGAACTGTTTCATCACTGGTGGTAATGGTGCAACTGCTGCCACAACTGCCACTGCATATTCTTTGCAGTTGGTAGGTGCACAGGACAACACTTTTAAGGATTGTATTATCGGCAGTGATTTGACAGATCGTGGTAACACCGCAAACTGTGAATTGCTGTTGACTGTTGATGATACTAAGTCTTGTGAGCGTGATCGGTTTATTGGGTGTGAATTTCAAGCATACGTTTCGACAGGAACGGCTCACGGTGCAATTGGTTCAAGTGACGCCACTTCGATTCGCCGAGATTTGATATTCAAGGATTGCCTCTTCCGAACCGCGGTGACAGCTTGTGCAACTGTTTTTATTGGGACTGCTCCAACAGTTGGAAAGATTTACATGGTTAATTCCTACACTTGTAACTATACAAACTGGGATGATGGCTCGGCGAATGTGATACGTGCCTCAGCTCCTGCTTGTGCTGCTACGGGCGGTGGTGGACTAATTGTAATTGGTACGGAGCGGTAGATACATTCAGGTGTTGGAGTTCTAAAGATTCCAACACCTACTTTTAAGGAGATAAAAATGTCTTCAAATTATTGCACACAGCAAGACCTTGAACATCATATCGGTGTGGCTCAACTCAAACAGTTGACAAATGACGCTTGGGATGAATCGCCTCCTGCCAATGTTGCTTTAGATGCTATTTCAGGTGGAGAACTGGCAACTGCGGAGTATTATGTTGTTACTGCATTAAACGAGAAAGGTGAAACAATCCAATCAGAAGAAGTCACTTTCACACCTGATAATGGAGATGCTACAGCGTCTTTGAGTTGGGATGCAGTGGCAACAGCTACAAATTACAAGATTTATCGCAGTGCAGCGCAGGGAGTTTATACAAGTCCGAGTCTTGTAGCTCAGACAACAGAACTAACGTATGATGATGACGGATCAACGGATTTATTGATCGGTGCTCCAAAGTCCGACAACAGTATGCCTGATGCTACTATTGTAAATGATATGATTCAAATGGCTGATAATGAAATCAATGCTAAAGTCGGCTGCACTTATTCAGTTCCATTTGTTGCTGGTTCTAACTGTGTTTCAATTCCTTTGATAATTAAAGAATTAAGTCAAGACATGTCTCTTTACAACTGCTTTATGAGACGTATTTCTGGCTTTGAAGTTCCAAAACAATGGATTGAAGCATACAAGGATGCTTGCAAGAAACTACAAGACATTGCAGAAATGTCAGTTTATTTAGATGGTAGTCCTACTATTATGGGCAAGGAAGCAGAAATTGTAACTGAGACAGATGACAAGATACTGGATTTTAATGATGACGATTCATCTATGAGTTCGTACTAATATGCAATATGTGATTAAAGATTTAATAGGACAGATGATTGACACTTTGAGAACTGATTCCCTTTTCAAAGGTGTCACCGTAGCTCGACATTCAGGAGAGGTGAATATATTTCTTTTCAACAATCCAGCTTATTGGGAAGGACTCACAAAAAATATTCCGTTTGTCTTGATTAAATATCAAGGCAGGACTGCGATGATGCGAGATTCGGTTGGTGAACAATGGGTGCACGAACTTTCTTTTTCAACCTACGTTGCTACGACCTCCACAAAGGACAAAGAAAAAGCCACAGAGGAGGCAGAGGTTTATTTAGGTAAAATATTTGATCTATGGCATGGACGGATGTTTAATTCAGACCAAAACTTTGCGGATAACATACCGAGATTGAGCGGGAAGAAAATCACGACACCGGAGTTCAATCAACAAAGAAGTCTGATGGAAGACGGCGGGCAAGATGAGCGACTAATAATGACTTTACCTGAAATTGTATTGTATGAAACCAAATATAATGTCAGACTGCTTGCACACACTTATGTCGCACCGACACAAAATGCTTAACATCTCCATAAACGGTTCTTTGCCTAAAATAAATTCAGACTTGTCTGCTGCTTTGATTCAAGCAGAAGAGTTGATGCTGAAGTCTGTTCAGATGAACTTGTCGATGGGTGGACGACCGGCTTTTAACGTCAAAAATAAAAACAATTCCACACCACTGGTTGGCAGTGGAAAGATGTATAAGGGCATAAAATCAGAACATACAAACAGTTCTGCAACTGTTTACATGGACTCAAGTGTTAAATCAAGCAAAAATTTCTTTTATCCCAAGGCTTTGAATGATGGTGCAAATGTTCCTGCTGTCGAAGGTAAGTTGATGGTGTTTGTAATCGATGGACATACAGTCTTCACTTACAGACGGAAAGCATTCAAGCTGGGTGCATTTCCATTTATGATTTTTCAAGCACAAGACAAAGAAAATATTATTAATATATTTAAAGATGCAGTTTTCAGCAAAGAACAAATTAAATTTTCACAAGGAGAATAGTGATGGAAGAGAACAAGGAGAAAGTGTTTGAAGGTGCAACAATTAGTGGCAAAGAGTTTCCTTTTGTTAGATTGACAATAAATAGTACTGCAAAACTTCTGAAGAAACTTAAACCATCAATCTGTAGCGTATTTGTGAATGCAATGTCTCCAAACAAAGAACAAAAAAGATGGTGGATAAAAGTTCGTTCAGTGGCTTTTGTTAAAACAGGACTGTGGAAATATTTTGGAATAATTCCTAAAGAACTTCGTTGCTCTGTGATTTTACAGAAGGAAGCAGAGGCTGCTGAAGAAAGTTTTTTCGTTTATGCACCGGAGATAGTCCAAAGACTCAGCAGGCAATTGAACTCTGTGAAAAGTTCGCAGACAGAGAACAACAAGCCAAAATCAGAAGATTAACTCAACTTCCAAATAAATATAATATTGATTATATGATTTATAAAATGGCAAAACAACTTGGACAGTCTGAAGAACAAATTAAAGAGCAATACACTTTCTCAGAAATTGCAGAAAGAAATTTGTTTGATGTCTATGCTGACTACATTGACAGAGAAGTTAATAAGGTGAAGTGATGAGCAATGATGGAAGTCTAAATATTGTAACTAAAGTTTCTGGTCAGGCAGAGTTGAATGCCTTGTTTGAAAAGTTCCAAAACGGAACTATTTCTATTAATGAAATGACAAGAGCAATCAAACTCAACAATGATGTTTACAAAAATGCTCCAAATGTTCACAATGCTTTCGGTGCTGCTGTGGCAAGAAACACAGTTATCTTACAAGATGCAAAAGACAAAGCAGTTAATCCATTGACTTCAGCAAATGGTAGAATGATGCATTCCTACTTTCAATCTGGCGAAGCACTTAGAATACAAACATTATTTGCAAATGGACTAAGCAAAGGTTTTCAATCGCTTGGAATGTCAACTGAGAAAGCAACTTCAATTAGCGATGCTTTTGCAGGTTCAATCGGACTGATGGTTGGTGTGGTTGGTGTTGTTATCGGTGCGATTATGGGATTGAAAAAAGCATTTGAGATGGCAATGGTTGCTACTCGAATGGCACTTCTTCAATCCACTATGCAACAAATGGCGAAAGAAGATGGAGTCAATTTTGCCAAAGTTATGCAGGATATAACTGATAAAATTGGTGGATCGGTTTCGCATAATAAAATTTTACAAGGAATAACAGACTTACAAATGCTTGGTGTTGAATGGAAGGAAATGCCGAGAATAATGGAGTTTGCTGAGATGCGTTCAAAGATGTTGGGAACGTCTTTTGACGAAGTTTTCCAAACAATGGAACGTGCCTCGATGGGGAATAAAAAAGCTATCCGATCTTTAAAGATGGATGTCGATATTGAGCAATCGTATAAAGATTTTGCTAAAACAATTGGTGTAACTGCTGATGAACTTAGTGAAGCAGGAAAGAAGCACTCACTGTTTGAAGCAATCTTAAAGACAGGCGAAGAGCAACACAAAAAATTAGATAAAGCACTCGTTGAGGAACTTGAAAAATATGAACAATTAGAAACTGCTTGGGCAAACTTAGGAGAGAAAGGTGGCAAACTTGCAACAGAATTGACTCCTCTTGTAAAACAACTTGCAGCCATACTTGAATCTTTGAATAATATAGCAAATGCGAAATGGGGCATACTGTGGGAAAATCTAAAAGCTAATACATTTGGCAATAGTGGAGATCGTGAAGCTCGCCTTGCCCTTAAAGATACGCAAGGCGTATTACCACCATCAATGTCTTTGCCTCCTGGATATAATGAGACTAAAGTAGACAATTCAAAATATATTGACCAAGAAAAAGTTGCAGCCAAAAGGAAAAAAGCAATCGAAGATGATGTAAAGTTGCACAAAGAAACAGTTGACACAATTTACAAACAGTGGGAAGTAAGCAAAGAACTGTCTGACGAAGAAGCAAAACGGCTTGGTGTGCAGAAAATATCCACCGACAATGCCATTGAGCAACTCGAAAAACAAATGGCACTTCAGAAAACAGGTGCAGAGCGATATGAGACTTACAAAAAAATCATAGCAATACAGAAAGACACCGTAAAAACTTCCGATGATGAAGTAAAAAATCAGGCGAAGCTGGCAGTCATCTTAGCCGAGAACAATATTCTTGATGAAGAAACGGTTAATAAGTCAGTTGCATTGCTTAGAAATTTGGAAGATCAAACAGACAGTGCGTTGATTCAAGCCGAAATTGAAAAGCAAATTTGCTCACTCTTGGACAAACAAAGCACAGCAAGAGAAAGAAACCTTAAAGAGCAGGAAGATTTGATAAGGGTGTCTGGCACTTTTAATCAGAGAATGAAATTGTGGTGGAAGGAAACAAAACAACAATTTGAAACTACAACTATTCTTGCTGATGGATTACAGAATGCAATTAGTGATATTGGCAGCCGTTGGGCTGCCGTCATTCCTGATTTATTGAGTGGAACGCAAAATATCGGGCAAGCATTTACAACTATGCAAAAAGCTGTTGTTGCCGCGCTTGGTGAAATCATAGCTAAGATGATTGCGATGAAAATACTTCAAGCGGCACTTGGAATATTTGGACTCGCAGGTGGTGGGGATGTTACTTCGGATGGTGGTTCTCTTTCGGGTGTAGGAACACCAAGTGTATCAATGGCAGCATCGGGTGGAGACTTTGCCTATGGTAGTGCTCAAAATGTTTTGGTAGGTGAAAAAGGAATGGAGCTGATGCAAGTAGGACGTAATGGAGTAAGAATAATCTCCAACAACAATCTTCAAAAAATGAATCAAATGAGTCAGAGTTCAAGAGGTGGAAATGGAAACGCAGCAATGGCAAAAGCATTTCAAAGTCTTGCCGATAAAATCACACCTGCGTCAGCGAGTGAAGTTCATTATGCAATGATTAAACAAAGTAAGATTCGTTCAGGACGAATAATGTAATGGCTTTAACTGAATATAAATTACCCGATATAAATAACCTTCCAGTGGGAATTGTGAAGTGTTATTTATATCACGATAGTTCAATCACTGGTTTAACTTATCCGTCAAAAGTTCCATTTTCTAATATTGGTGAATTTGCAGAATCAATTGATACTGAAGTTGGCGTTGTGGATGCTGCAAACGTGCAATTAGATATTGTTGAAGACTATTCCACTTATTCTGAAGGATTTTGGTGGAAACTAATTAATGGTTATCCTACTCTTGATGTTCAAATAATGTTCACAGTAATGGAAGGAATTGATGAAACCTTTTTATTTAGAGGAAGTATTTACAGGGATAATGTTAATTTTGGCGAACCATATTTAGATGGATTGAGTGTTGTTAGAAGTTGCTCAATCCAGTTGGTATCAATGATTGGTGCAATTGATTTGGTTTCAACAACAGTTTTAGTGGCAGAGTGTTTGTCACTTGCAACTATCAATCATGATGATGCTGTTGGGGATGAATATTTTGTTCAACTAATATCAATTTTTGCAAGTATTATTAAGCTTGCGTTTAATCAGACATATGATGTGGATATGGCAATTGACAGATCAAGAGATGTCTGGGGTAGTTATAGTGGTTTTCAATACAAACAGTGGTCTCAACTTTGGATGTATGCCACAATTGGTACTCCATCTACATCTCTCTATGGGTATATGGGTGGTAATTCACCCTATGCTTGGACAAAAAATTATGGAACTGCCAAAGCACTAATGCAACAATTGTGTAAAGAGTTCGGAGTTGTGGCACAATATACATTTGGTACAATTGATGGTTTAATAGACGCAACTCCTTCTAATAATAAACATAGAATTATTTTAAGATCAAGAGGCAAAAGAAATAGTGATTCAGCAAATACAACAATATCTGGTAAAATGATACAGTCAGATTTTGTAAGCGCCACTCCAAGAAAATCTAATGCAACACGATTCACTTTGTCAGAGAATTCTAATTATTCAAGTTGGTTTTTGAATGGCGCATTTAATGAGGGTGTTAATTATCCATCTGATGCACAGTTTGACATTGATCAACAAACAGATTTTGGAATTAATACTCCTGCATTGAGTGATACATTGAACACTACGAGACTTCTTTATATGAGTGTTTTACCATTCTTGACGAGAGAATCAGTTTATTTGTGGATGTGGCACAAATATTCAACTGGTCAGGATTTTGAACAGCAACTTTCGCTAAGAACTATAATGGCACAATATTATTTTTATCGTTTCTCTCCATCACGATTTCAATTCACAAGAACATATACAAGCATCAAAGCAAACAACGGTTCAATTATTTCACAAAGAGCAATTCAATCTTTGGTACAACATGACATAACTTTTCTTTTAGATGGAGTAGAAACAACGGTAACTTTTTATGCCTCAGAAGTTAAAAAAGATATTGTGAATAATAAATTAACAGTAATATGGGTGCAAGCATGAAATTAATTAAAATTATCAGGATTAATTAAGGAGATTCAAAATGGCTATTTCATTATCAAGAGTTCGAGCCAATCAATTAATTGGTGGTATTTCAAAATGGTGGGTAAAAGCTGCTGGTGACACAGGGTATTATGATTTGGGTGCTTTGTTTGAAGGTAAGTTAAATCTCGATGCACTTGGAACTCAAAAGGACAGCCAGCAACGTCCGAGACAAAATGCTTTGGAACTGAAAGCTAGTGCAAAGTTATTTAACACTGAAAAAACAAACATGATCAAGACTCTGGACTATCTTTGCTTCCAAGACTTAGATCATGTCATTCACTCTATCAATGGAGTTCATTCAGTCAGTTCTGCTCTTTTAACTCATGACCCATATTTTGGATTCAGTGCAAAATTAGTTTCTGATGCTGATATGGATAAAATACGTTATATCGAGATTGCTGCTGATCGCAAATTGACTCTTACTGGCTCTTATGATGAATTGAGTTTGATGACTGCCGCTCATCCCACAGTTCCAGATAGTCAACCAACAACAGATACACTTCATGCACTGGCTTCAATTGCGCGGAGCGGTGAAGTTCCTGCTGGATTCGCTAAGGTTGAAATTGGTGAAACTGTTGGTGCAGATCAAGATGTTGGTGTTATCAGAAACGGAAAGTTCATTGCAGAATTTTATGGTCAAAGAGATTCTCGTGGGCGCACTCATTGCACAGCAATCAAGTTTGACATTTCAGTTGAATGCTTGCAAACTGCTCTGGCTGAAATCATTCAAGCGAAAGATATTGCCAATGCTGATATAGATGTGAAAATAACTTTTGTTGATGGTCTAATTTTCACTGCAACAAATCAATTGGGTGTTGAATGGTCGTTTGATTTGAAAGAAGATATGAATGATTCTGCTTTTGTTAAATTGGTAGCTCAGGGTGCTGTTTATAGTCCAGCTTCTGCAGCGTCGGTTTGGGACACTTTCTTTAGTTGATTATGAAAATATTAATTTTTACACCTTGTTTAAGACTTGAACCAGAAACAATTGACAGCATTTTGCATCAGATAAATATTGAAATGCACTCTGTTGATGTCATGTTCACACATGACAACCCTTTTGAACAGGGCAGCCGGAATGTGAGTTATAACTATAACAAGATGCGGAGAATTGTTTTAGAAGAAGAGTATGACAAGGTATGGATTTGTGAGAGTGATATCATTCCACAGAAAAATGCCTTGTCAAAACTTCTTTTGATTGATACTCCAATTGCCACTGGTTTTTATTTGCTTCGTCACGGAACTCCGTCACCTAATCTGATGGTTCGGGACACTATTTCCATTCACTGGAAAAAACTTCAAGACAACTGGAACAAAGTGATTGAAGTGGCAGGCGGATGCATGGGATGTTTGTTGATTGACAAAAGCATTTTAGAACAATATACATTTGAGTATGATGACAAGATTCCACCTGATTCTCCGTTCATGTTTTGGTGTCAAAAGAATATGATAAAACAGAAAGCAGATTTATCAGTTATTTGTGGGCACAAAAGACCTGATGGCAAAATAATTTATCCAGATTATAACAAGGATTATTCAATTGTCTGACACCATACGACTTAAATTTAATTCACAAGTAAAACCAGTCCTATCGGATCGGGATGGTGAGGTAAATACTAATTGGGTTGATGGCGGAACTTCAGACGTAATAAGTGCAATAGATTCTGCACCTACGAATGGAGGTTCTGGCTATTCAATTGATGATGTTTTAACTCTGACAGATGGTAGCAGTGACGCAACGGCAAAAGTTTTAGCTATTGCTGCACCGGCGATTGTAGATAGTTACAGTGAGGCGGACCTTTCCTCGAACAACCTATTTCATTTCACAGTTGGGCAAAGTTTCACAGGCGACGGGAAAAATTTAACAAGTTGTAAATTTTATTTAAGTAAGACGGGCAGTCCTACTGGATTTTGCAGAGCAAAATTATACGCACACTCTGGAACATTTGGAACATCAAGCGTGGGGACTGGTGACGCATTGGCAACTTCTGATAACGTTGATGTTTCTACTCTGACAGGAGATCTCACTCTTACAACTTTTAATTTTCCGGCGCCTTACACAATGGCAAATGGCACTCATTATGTAATTGCGATAGAGTATTTAGGTGGAGACATGAGCAATTGTGTGCGAATTGGTAATTTCTCCTATCCAGCCCCCACACATGCGGGAAATTCTTGCGGTGGAGTTGTACCGACATGGTATCCTGAAGTATCCACAGACATTTGTTTCTACGTCTACGGCATTTCTGGCGAAGTTACGGAAGTTGAATTATTAACAGGCGGCACGAGTGGATATACAACGGGAACTGGTAAAGCAACAACTGTCAGTCCTTCAGGTGGAAGCGGATGTACCTTGAACATCACAGGAGTAGCAGTAATACTTTCTGTTATCACTGCTGATGCAACTCACATTTATTCAGGAACGAAATCTTTCAAATTAGTTGCGAATGCAACAGGGAATTTCACCACTAACTTTGCCTTTCTTGCTTCTGCCAACAACGCAACTTTTACCGTATCAAAAAAGTATTGTGTAATCGTTTGGGTATACGCAGTGACAGCTATTAAATTCAAAATTAAAACTGGTGGGATAGAATCTTCAGAAATGACTTGTGTTGCTGGAGTGTGGACTGCATTTCCTTTTGTGTTCACTGCTTCTTCTGTTACTACTGCATTTCAAATTGCAGTTACAACTTCAGGTGGTGGCACAATTTGGTTTGAATTAGGAGAAATTAGAGAATATTCAGACATTCCGGTTTTATCAATCAAAGGAATGACGGCTGGAGACTATGTTCAATTCTTCCCGCCGATAATGAACCAGATTTTAGATGGTAGTAAAGAAACTCAGTTTATGGCATTCATCCGTCAGATAAAACTTGACTGTTATCCAATTCACAACGGAAGTGCAGAAGAATTAGCCATACTCTATTGGCATTTAGACAACAATCGTAAAGTGGATTACGGAACTGAATATGATGTAGATTGGTGTCCACAGAATCCTGATGGATATGAATTAGAGTGGGTGGATGATTTTAAAGAAATAAAACGATGGGCTGAAGATTTTTCTGAATCAATAGCGAGAACTGTTTTTCCAGCATAAATGTGGCTATTGGAATATTTAAATATTTGGATTCTCTCGGAGTTGTTCACACACAGTCTTTTGACATTCTTTCTGTCAAAGGCAACTCTCCTGATAGTGTTAGATTTGTTCCGCCATTACTTAACAATGCTGTGGATGGATCGACAGAGACACAGTATAAAGGTTTTCAAAGAAAGTTTCGCTATGAACTCAAAGCTATTAATTTAAACGAAGATTATCTCAGAAGTTTTCTTCAAGCATCAGCAAAATCTATTACATATCAAGATTTTGGTTTTGTTACTCAAGAGAGTCAAGTTGTTTTCGAAGAAGATAATTATGAGAATGAATGGATTGATGGATTTGAACACGACAAAAAATATGTTATTGAACTTATTGAATCAACTGTCAGAACTGTTTTTCCAGAACGATGGATTGATAATAATCCAACAGATTCTATGATCGGTTATACAAAAATAAAAGTAAAGATTGAAGGCACACAAGCATCTCCTGAGTTGTTTACAACAAATCTTGGAAAACTTGCGATAACAACTGTCGGCAGTCTTTATCCAGTTATTAGTTTGTTGAGTTACGTAGTGGTTATAATTGCAAATGGAAGTCCATACCAAGATCGGAAAATAAATCAAGTTGGAGATATAGTGCAGAGTGGAGGTAATATTTCTTTTTTTCTGGCATTGTCAGACACAGGTGCTGATTCGTCTGATACTTATTCGTATGCTGACATCACGATACTCTTACAGCCAATCCTATGAATCAAATCACAGTTAAAAAAATAAAGGTAATTGGCACACAGGCAAACACAGAGCAATTTATAACTGGCTCAGGAAAACTTTTATATAATTATGGAGCGACTGTCTTTCCTCCTATTGACTTAACGACTACTTCCGTTTCAATGATTTGTGATGGTTCAATTTATCAAGATGCAAAGATTAATCAAGTTGGAAATATTTCACAGTCAGGCAATAATATTTCTTTCTTCCTCGCAGTCTCAGATACAGGCAAGGCATCGATTGATGGATTCTGTTATTGTGATATTACTTTTTTTTTAGAAACAATTATTCCTGAGGTCATAATTGATTCCTATAACGAAACAAATAGAGATGCAACAGAAGCCTGCTGGTATCAGCCTTATTTAATTTCACAAAGTTTCACAGGCAAGAATGCTTTGATGACGAAGTGTATATTCAATATTTACAACGGAGGTTATGCAAGTCATCCTCCTGGATTTTGCAGAGCTAAATTATTTGCGCACTCTGGAACGTTTGGAGTAACAAGCACTCCAACTGGCAGTCCTTTGGCAACATCCGATAACGTTGATTGTGCTTTGATCGATAATATTTGGCGGAATATTGAATTTAACTTTCCACTTCCATATATTCTTTCTGAAATCTATTATTGCATAGTAATAGAATATTATGATGGTGATGGTTCATCTGGCAAACGCCTTTATCTTGGGCAGGATGTTACAAGTGTTCCCGAGTCAGTTGGTAATACGGCAATATTTATCAGGGATGCTGGCACTTGGGCAATTGGTGGAACTCATGCACTTTGTTTTTATGTTAAAGGAATAAGCTTATGAAAAAGTTATTAATTATATTCGCTTTAATTCTCTTACAGAATATTTGTTTTGCACAGACTCCGCAGAGGTCAACATTTTATCCTTCTGTTACTAACAGTTTTGATTTGGGACTTTCAGATCACTGGTGGGAACATTCTTACGTCGAGTATGGAAATTTTTTAACTGTAAACGGATTCACACCTCACAACGGGATGTCAACCGACTCTTTGCATTATTGGGCAAAAAGAGATTTAGATACAAATAACATAGCAAGAATAAACAAATCAAATACATTCACACAAAAACAGAATTTATTAATTCCTGGCGAAGTTAGTACAGGTATTCCAGTAGATATTTTGACATTAGAAATTGGCAGGAATACGAATGGTGAGGTGAACACTCCAGGTTATGGTCCTTCTATCTTATTTAAAGATATTGGCGGAACTAGTTATCTGAATAATATGGCAAGGATAGCTGCAAGGTATACAACTGGTGGTGGTTCTTATTTATCGTTTTATACAAATGTAATGGCTGGAACGACAGACTTGTTGGTTGATCGGATGCAACTAACATCTGCTGGTAACTTATCATTACTGACAGGTTCAATTGATTTAACACCCCTTTCTTACTTGGGAATATGGGATAAACACAACAACAATCAAGATGTCGGAGTTTTAGTTGAGAACACTAACGCAGGTTCAAAAGCCTCGACTACGTATGCGTTAAACAATGATATTCACGCTGCACTTGAATGGTATGTATATTCATCTGGTTACAATTCATCCAGCGATGCTCGTACGTTTAAAACATCTTTATTTACAAATGATTTCATAAAGCCTAATTGGGCACAAGTTGTTGGATTCAACACGATTGAAGGTTTGATCGTAAATACAGCAGGAAGTTACCCGTTATTGCTTGGCACTGGTAATTATGAGAGAATAAGAATTGATGGTTCAACTACTGATGCAGTTGGATATGTTACGATAGGTGGGATACCAAGAATAGGTTCAAATGTATTAAGTGTAAATGGTTCAATCGCTTGTGGTGATGTCAATAGCACGGGTAGTGTAAATGTTGGCGATGCAGCAACAAACCAAACAATAATAGATGGCTCTCATGTATACGGGGCTGGGACATCACAAGTCCAAACACCTGTATTAGATTTAAGTTATGGTTTTGATCTTTATTACGATAGTCCACCAGGTGAAACCTCTGATGGAGGCGGGGTTGGTCTATTTGCAAACTATGGTGGTAGCGTCAGTGGAAATGGTGGTAATGTTGATATACGAGCTGGCAACGCTACTGCGGATGCTGTGGAAAGTGATGGAGGCAGTGTTAATATATATGCAGGTGAAAGTGGTGGTGCTGGTTCAGATGGAGGTATAAACTTATTTGGAAATACAACAGTAGATGGGACGATTAATAGTGGAGCGATAACAAGTAGTGG